GATTGGCCCGACCGTAAAGCATACACGGAAAAAGAGTTCTCAAAACTTGGTGTTAATAATATCCATGTGCATGTTTATGAGCGATATGGAAAAGATTCTATACCGTTTATAGGCGAGCCAGGGTTGTTAGAAATAATGACCAAGGGTGTTACGTCATCTCATTTACTTACAATCAAATGGTGGTATGAAAATACTAACGAAGAGATTGGTTTATTCTTTGAAGATGATGTTGACTTTGAGCCTGTAAAGCTTTGGAACTTTACACTCATGGAATTTATTGAAGGTATCGAAGCTGAATGGGGAGCATTGCATTTATGTAATGTATTTGAATATCCTTATGAAACAGATATCGAATATCCACCTATGATGATTCGTCGTCGTAGACTATGGGACCATGGATTACAAGCATATGCACTCAAACGTGAATATGCAAAACAGATTATTGATTATTATTTTATTGAAACGGAAAATGATAAACCTCTAGCAATTCATTATAGAATGCCACTTGGAGCTCCGCCTTCATTTGAAAATAATGTGATGCATGGGTTTGGACCAGTGTATACATTTCCGTTGTTCAATCAGAACGTAACAGACTTTCGTTCGAAGAATATATATTATTATAACAAACAGGCAGACTCTGCCATTTACTCATACGAATTTTTAAAAGATTGGTGGGAAAAGAAAGGGTCACAAAAATCATTAGATGAAATTTATGAGGAAGCGAAATATGAATGATTTAGAAAAATTATGTGCAGTGCAAATTGTGATTAGTGATTTAGAAAAGCAAATTGATGGTAGACAAGCACAAGGACACTTGTATACGACTATTAGCACATTAAGAGATTATGCAGACAGTCTTAAAAAGTCTGTTAACGAAAAATTAGAGAGAGTAGAAAATGAGTTGCGTGTATAAAGGAGAAGTAATTAACTCCGAACAATCAGAAAACGCTAAAGGCGGAACTGAAATGATGAGGCAACGTTTTGTTGACCTCGTAGATAAAGAACTACAAGAAAAAGTAGCAGTTCATTTGAGCAGACCTCGTGAACTGAAAGATGATGTATTAAATATTTTATGGTGCCACGACTTAGCTGAAGACCCAGAAAATAAAATTTTATTAGATGGTGGTTGGGAAAAGTTTGACCATTTTGTTTTTGTATCAGCATGGCAACGTGACCAATATATTGTGAGATTTGGTATTCCTTATAGCAAATGTAGCGTTATCTATAATGCTGTTGAAAAACAATTTGCACCAAGAGAGAAAAATACAGATACTATTAGATTTATCTACCATACAACACCACATCGTGGATTGGAATTATTAGTTCCTGTATTTGATGCATTAAGTAAGCAATACGATAATATTCATCTTGATGTTTACTCTGGTTTTGAAATTTACGGATGGGAACAACGTAATGAAGCTTATAAAGGTTTATTTGCGAATATTGAAGCACATCCAAACATGACATATCACGGAGTTAAATCTAACGAAGAAGTTTTAAAAGCGCTTGATGATGCACATATTTTCTTATATCCAAATATTTGGAAAGAAACTTCTTGTATTGCTTTGATTGAAGCAATTAAGAGCCAGGTGATTTGTATCCATCCAAACTATGGTGCATTACCTGAAACTGCACAGAATGCTACAATTATGTATGATTGGAACGAAGACCCACAGTTCCATGCAAACTACGCATTCTCAGTAGCAAAACAAGTACTAGAAAGTATAAAACAAAATCCAAACTATTTTAATGGATTTACCTATTCAGATAGGTTTAATCTAGCAAGAAACAGTGTTCAATCATTCCAAGTAATGTGGAACACACTTTTAAGGAATATAACTAATGGCGGACAAAAATAACGTAGTCCAGTTTCCTAGATTAATTTCAGACCCACCAATGACAGCGGCTGAAGTTAAAGATAAAATTTCAACTTATAAAGAAAATTATGCAAATGATTTAGCTGAAATTATATGGGAAAATGTATTACACGAAATGGCCCGTGCAAATTGTGATTTTGATTCAGATATAAACAAATATTTTCCAAACATGATTCTCATTTTTGAAAGTATTAAAGCTTTACATCTACAAACATTGAATGTTGACCATCCACTTCAAGATTTTGCTCAAAAAAATGTAGCAGTATTAGAAAGTGACGAAGGACATGCTGTTGGTGGGTTAAAAACTACACTAACAAATTTAGAGGTTGACAACGACGAAGAAGTATGATATAATATACTCTTAAATTAAATTATGGTAAAATTATGATATTAGTAGACTACAACCAAGTGATGTTGGCTTCACTCTTTGCGAGTATTGGTAATCATCACAACGTGGAACCAGACGAAAATTTAATTCGTCATATGTTCTTAAATTCAATTCGATTCAATCGAAAAAAATTCTCTGAAGAATATGGAGAAATTGTTCTTTGTTGCGATAACAAAGACGTTTGGCGACGTGACTATTTTCCTTATTACAAAGCAAATCGTAAAAAAGGTCGCGACGCTTCAGATATGGATTGGAATAAACTTTTTGATGTTATCCATGGAATCAGACAAGAGATTGAAGAATTTTTTCCTTACAAAGTTATCAATATAGAACGCTGTGAAGCTGATGATATTATTGCTACATTAGTACATGAATATGGTACTGTGATGAATACAGGAGCTGAAAAAATTCTAATTCTTTCTGGTGACAAAGACTTTATCCAATTACAGACTTATGGGAATGTTGACCAATACAATCCTGTAATGAAGAAATGGGTAAGACATAACGATCCAAATAAATACTTAGAAGAGCACATATTAAAAGGCGATGTTGGAGATGGCATCCCTAATATATTGAGTGCTGATAATTGTTTAGCTATTGGTGAAAGACAAAGACCAATGACTAAGAAAAGATTAACACAGTTTTTAACTGAGCCAGAGACAATGGACGAAGAGACAAAACTGCGTTTAAACAGAAACAAGCAAATGATTGACCTGAGCTTGGTACCTCAAGAGTTCAAAGACAAAATTCTTGAGCAATTTAATATAGACAAAGAAATTGGTCGTGAACATCTCTTTAATTTCTTTGTTAAGAAAAAGTTGAAAAACTTGATTACAGATATACAGGATTTTTAAAATGATTAGATTATCTATGTCCGAAGTTCTATCTGAACTTCCAAAAAAGAAAACAAAAGCTGATAAGGTTGCATGGCTTCGTGAAAACGAAAATGTACCTTTTCGCAATGTATTACGTTTAATTTACGACGAGAGTATTGAGTTCTTGTTACCCGATACAGCTCCGCCATGGTCTGAAAACCAATTTGAAGATGAAGCAAAAACTATGCTTTATAGAGAAGCAAGACGCTTAAAAATCTTTATTAAAGGTGGTGGTTACGATGATATGAAAACAATTAAGCGTGAACAATTATTCATTAAACTTTTAGAAGATATTGATAATGATGATGCTAAGCTATTAGCTCATAACATGTTATCTCATACAAAAGTTAAAGGATTGACCCTACCAACATTGTTAGAAGCCTTTCCAGACTTGCTAACAACTCCGATGGATATGCGATAGAAGGAATGCAATTATGCCTAAGCGATTTAGAGATTATCGCAAAGGTGACGGCTGGGGAGATGACCCAAGAAAGTTAGACCGTCAAAATGAAAAGCGTAAAAACAAACGCCGTCAAACAAAACGAAAGCAAAGGCTCAAAGACAAGTATGACTACTAATGTCGCTATACTTACGAATTTTCGTACAGGTAGCACTAATTTTACATTACAAAAAGCTGAAGAATATGATTTGCCATATAAAGGTGAATTGTTTTCGCATGAGCGCCAATTTCCTATTGGTAATTTATTAAGTAGTTCTGAGTTTAATGCAAAATACAAATATAAAGATCGTAATATTGCCAATTATGCTTTAAGTAATTGGAATATATTTGATGAGCTTAGAGCAGGACATCCGGCTTGTTATAAAATTATGCCATCTCATTTTCACAAACGAATGCATCAGCGAACTGCAACAGATATGTTTCAGCTACAAACTGTATTAGAGCATGCTGATAAAGTCTATTATCTTTATCGCCGAGATTTACGTGCTCAAATTATGAGTTGGTTAGCTGTTCGAAGAGATGGCTCGTTTGGACATACAGGTTTTATTACCAATGTACCAATGACTTATAAAACTAAAGAAGAAGATTATGTTAAACGTATGAAACAATTACATGGTGGAGAAATAGTAGGCGAAACTTATCAAGCTACATTTGACGCAGATGACCCTGTATTCCACGCAAAAACAACTATGTCTATACAATCATTGGTTCGTCAATTAGTAGAAAATTACGACGATATGGCTGAAATGTATAAAAGGGTACCAG